CGCCGCTCAAGATCGCGCAATGATCAAGAAGGCAATGGCTGGCAAGAAGTTTGCAACTGGTGGCGTCGTCAACGGTCAAGGTGGCTTCAAAGATGGTGGCATCATCAAGTCAACCAAGGGCGAGACGAAAATGGTAACTTCCAAAGTTGACCACTCACCTGCCAAAACTGGCGGTGTGAAGTTGGGCAATGGCGGTGGTTATGCAACTGGTGGCGTTGCTAAGGCTAATGGCGGTGGCTACAAGATGGGTGGTTCAGCAAAAAAAGCCTACGCGACGGGGGGAACTGTTGATACAGGCAAGCCCGTCGCGATGCCCAAAAGACCAGCTTCAAAGCCTGTAGCTAACAGCATGCAATCTGGCACTTTTGCCAAGGGTGGTAAGGTCGAAAAAGAGGAGAAGCCAAACCTTCGTCTCTTGAAGACCCATACTGGCCCTAAAGGTGATGTAGCAAAAGTTTACAAAGACAAAGATTGGGGTGAGCATCGTGTGAAGTTTTTCAATCCAGAAGGCAAACACCGTTCTGAATCGGACTATCACACTGATGATTTGAGCGATGCTCATGACACCGCAAAGAGTCAATTAAACCGCTACAACTCTGGTGGAAGTACCGTAGACGCATCAAAAGGCGCATACGAGAAGTCCATTGGCCCTAGCGAGGAAGATATGGACATGGCGAAAGCCATCCGTAGCGTTCCACGCAAGCTGTTTGAAGGTGCGAAGAGCATGATGGGAATGACCCCCAAGCCTGCTGGTAGTGTTACGAAGACTGAGAAATCGGTTACCGTAGCTCCTGCTAGCAAAAAGCGTGGTGGTGGTTGTTAAGTAAGGTGGGGGCTTCGGCTCCCACTTTTTATCGGAGAATTAAATGTCAACATTAACAAATGTATTTTCAGAGCATAGAGATTCAACAGGTGTAATTTACGCTGGCGCAACTAACCTTGGTGGGTATCAGTTATTGACTGGCGGTACTGCAGGTGAAATTGTATTTCGCGACGGTGGTGCATCTGGCACGGTTCGCTTGAGAGTCAATATTTCTGCTACGCCAACTAATCCATTTTCGACGCTGTTGCCCGGTAACGGCATCCGCTTCACAACAAATATTCATGTTACGTTGCCGACTGCGGCGGCTGTGACTATTTTCTGTGGCTAATTATGCCAAGCAAGTCACCAGCCCAACATCGATTGATGCAAGCCGCCGCCCACACTAAGGGTGGCTTTGGTGGCGTACCTCAAAAAGTTGGTAAAGAGTTTGTGCAAGCAGACAAAGGAAAAGCCATGAAAAAAGCTACGGGTGGCTCCACAAGCCCTTACGACTACGATAGCGACGTTGACTACTACCAAGCAATTGGTCGCCTCAAAGACGAGGATAGTGAGTCACAAGAAGCTCCTCGCATTAGCTCTGCGGTTTTAAACAAGCAAAAGACTATGCGCAGAAAGAATGCGGCGGATAGTGCAATGTCACTGGCGGCTAAACGTGCTGGTGACAAAGATGCTGATAAAAAAGTTCAAGAGCGATGGGGACGTCGTTCAATCTCTGAGTCTTTGAAAAGCAAAGCCAAGATGTCAAGAGCACCTCAGGCTGAAGGCTATCGCAAAGAGTGGTCTGAAAAGATCGGTAAAGGTAAACCCGCTCCATTCAAAACAGGTGGCAGTACTTGCTGGTAAATCATGAAACAAGGTCTATATGCAAACATTCATGCAAAACGTGAAAGAATCGCTAAAGGGTCTGGCGAGAAAATGCGCCGAGTTGGTAGCGAAGGTGCGCCAACGTCTAAAGCCTTCAGACAATCCGCCAGAACAGCCAAAATGAAAGACGGCGGCAAGATGACAAAGTCTTGCTGGTAATCATGGCAAAGAACCCTTCATTGGCAATTGGTCGTGGTGAGAAGCTCCCTGCAAAGCAAGGCGCTGGTTTGACGGCTAAAGGTCGAGCCAAGTACAACCGCGAGACGGGATCGAATTTAAAAGCTCCACAACCGCAAGGAGGAGCGCGTAGAGACTCTTTCTGCGCGAGAATGGCACCAGTAGCTGAGAAAAGCGAAAAAGGCAGTAGAGCGCGAGCTTCAATGCAACGGTGGAATTGCCCCGGTTGGTAAACACAGGAGTAAATTATGGAATACAGCCCAGCATCAAAAATTAACAAGTCACCCAAAGAGAAGCGAGCATTGATTGATGCTCCTCCTATTAGCGCACGTAGTTTGTACGCCAAGACTTATGCAAAGCATGGGAAAACAATTGGTCAATCAAAAGATGCCATGAGCAAAGCTTATGGTGCTGTAGAAAAAGCACATGGTAAAGATATGAGCGACAAGCTCAAGGCTTACCATGACGCAAACTACAACGACAATGACGGCATGAAAAATGGCGGCTCTGCCAGCAAAAAACACTGCTGGTAAGGAAATAACATGGCATACAGCGGTACAGTCGGTCAAACAGTCGTCACGGTTCAAAACCTGATTGACAATGGAGCACGTCGGTGCGGTAAGCTGGCTGAGGAACTGACAGTTGAACAGGTGTTAAGCGCAAAACAATCGTTGTTTTTCGTTCTGAGCAACCTCATCAACCAAGGTATCCAGTACTTTGCCATCAAGAAGCAAGTATACGGGCTTCAGCCGAATCAATACGAGTACTCGCTACCTGTGGGTGGGAATGACGTTTTAAACGCTCTATACCGTTGGATGACGCAACCTACGGGTACATACACGTCTTCGGCTGGTGGAGTTGTTGCCAATGTCGCAGATCAAGACACAGCAACGTACTGCCAACAGACTACCCCAAACGGAAACATCGTAGTCAACTACGGTGCTAATCAAGCGCAGTACATCGGTTCTATTGGCATCATGCCCTATGTGGCTGGTGGTGGTAGCGCGACATGGAACTACACGTTTCAAGCGTCTGCTGACAACATTACATGGAAGACTTTGTACACTGGTACGAGCGTATCGGTGACGGATGGACAGTGGATCTGGCAGGACATAGACCCCGGCGCACAGACGCAGTACTACCGTATCGTCGCTTCTGGCGGCACAACTTTGGCTTTGCGTGAGTGGTATCTTGGAGTTAACTCTACTGAGATCACGATGGCTCGTTTGAATCGCGACGACTACACAAACCTGCCAAACAAGAATTTCACAGCAAACCAGCCATTCCAGTTCTGGTTGAATCGCACAATTCCTCAGGCGACAATCACGTTATGGCCTACCCCCCAGAGCGCGTTCTATCAAATGACGGTGTGGTACTCAGCCCAGATTGAAGACGTTGGTGCTTTGAATGGTCAATTGGCTATCCCTGATCGTTGGTTGTTGGCAATTCAAAATATGCTTGCTCACCAAATGAGTATGGAGTTGCCACAAATTGACTTGGCTCGCATTCAGTACCTTGAAGGTCAAGCCGAGAAGTGTTTTATCTTGGCAGAGCAAGAAGAGCGTGACAAGTCACCGATCTACTTTGCGCCCAATATTGGCGTATACACAAGGTAAGTCATGCCACGGTTTTTAAACACTGAAGGCAACGCATCGATTGGTATTTTTATTTGTGATCGGTGCAAGATGAAACGCGCCATCATTGAGGCGATGCCAGATCCCAACTTCCCCGGTCTAAAAGTCTGCCAACAAGGGTGTGCAGACAACAAAGATCCGTACCGTTTACCTGCTCGTAAAACGGAAAGAATTACATTGCAATATCCTCGTCCTGATGTATCATTGGATGACTTCAGTGGCTCTGAAATCCCGTATGGCGGATCTGTTTTAGAACCCTGATCTGGGAGTTGATAAAGGAACAAAATGTCAGCAAGCGGCTTCACACCAATTCAGCTTTATCACAGTACGACCAATGGTGCTTTGCCATTGGCGGGTAATTTAGCTACAGGCGAACTTGCTGTAAACGTTTACAACGGCAAGCTGTATTACAAGAATTCAAACACTGGATTAGTTAGCATTTTGGCTGACGGATCAATCTCGACGGGTAATTTGCCCGGTGGTTCTACGGGAACAGTTGTTTACCAAAGCTCCACTGGCGTCACAGCTTATTTGCCTATTGGTGGTGCTGGTTCATTGTTGTACTCAACTGGTACGTTACCTGCATATGCATCAATTGGCGCTGTTGGCTCGATTGTTTACTCTAACGGTACATCACCTACATCGCTTGCGATTGGCTCTACTAATTCTTTGTTGTATTCCAACGGAACGCTACCTGCATATGCGTCTATTGGAGCGACTGGATCAATCGTTTATTCAAGCGGAACAGCACCTACATCACTTGCAATTGGCTCTACCAATTCTTTGTTGTACTCCAACGGTACAACTCCAGCGTATGCGTCTATCGGTGCGGCAGGTTCAATTGTTTACTCGACTGGTACAGCACCTACATCGCTTGCAATTGGGGCGGTAGATACTGTTCTAACATCAACAGGATCAGCACCTCAGTTTGTAAGCCAAGCTAGTTTGTCAGTGGGTACAGCCGCCGTAGCAGGTTTTGCAACTACTGCTGGCGCGGCAACATCAGCGACTACAGCAACTACAGCAACTAACCTTGCTGGCGGTGCGGCAAACAGGGTTGTTTATCAATCAAGTAATAGTAACACCACGTTTGTTGCCGCCCCAACAATTGCTGGTACGGTGCTTGGGTGGACTGGATCTTTATTAGATTGGGTAGCCGCCCCAGCCGCCACAACGACAACAAACATTGCTGGTGGTGCGCAGTATCAGATTCCATTCCAAAGCGGTGTTAGTACAACAGCGTTCAGTTCAAATCTGACGTTCAATTCAAGCACTAATACGGTTGGAACAACAAACATTACAGCAACTGGCGCAGTCTCTGGAAACAGTGTTGCATCAACAACAACAGTAGCGGCAACAACAGGTGTTTCTGCAGGCACAACAGTAGCGGCAGGAACAGCAATTACTGCGGGAACTTCTGTCACAGCAACAACGTCAGTGACTGGTGCTACTGTTATTGCCAATAAAGCGATTGCCCCAACAGCAACAACTGGTGCGCACAGCTACGGAACACTATCGTACACCGACACAAACATTTTTGAGTCAAGTCAGACGTCTGTTAACAGCTACGCGCAGAAGATTTTACAGAATACCAACAACGGTAGTACTGCATCGGTAGACTACATTGTTTCAAACGACTTAGGCACGGCGACAACGTACTTTGGCGACTTTGGTATGAACAGTTCCACATACAGTGGAATTGGGCCATTCCAGTTACCAAGTGCGGTTTATCTGTACTCAACAGACTCAGACCTTGTTATTGGTA